ATGGGAATGCATATTGAAATGAAAAACATTTCAAAGGCGTTCAATGGAAATCCTGTTCTGAAGAATGCACAGTTTATGATTGAAACAGGAGAAGTCCATGCATTGATGGGGGAAAATGGAGCGGGTAAATCAACGCTCATGAAGATTTTAACAGGTGTATACAAAAAAGATGGTGGGACAATCACAATTGATGGGCAAGAGCGCACCTTTAAAAATGCGAAAGAAGCTGAAGAGTACGGCATCGCATTTATACATCAAGAACTAAACATATTGCCGAATTTAACAGTAGCTGAAAATATGTTTCTCGGTAAAGAGTTAATGTATGGAAAAACAGGTATTTTACTTACCGGATTCTAGAGTGTGCAATATAAGCGGTTTTTGCATGCTTGCAAACTCAATTGCCCACAATTCGCCCACGTGATTTCAAGAAATTATCATATTGTTTTACTGATGCTTCGTCCATAGATTTTGTGATATGTAAATAAACATTGGCTGTCATGTCTATAGTAGAATGTCCTAATCGTTCGGAAACATATTTAATATTAGCACCACTCTGCAATAAATGAACGGCATGAGTATGTCTGAAACCATGCAGTGTAATGTACTTAAATTGTCCTTCTTTACAGGTTCTCTGTAAAAACTTTAAAGTTCCAGTATGTAGCATACAGGAGTTATCTTCGTGGGTAAATATAAAATTAAAGTTTTGATAATAGTTACCGTACTTTAAGATGTTTTTGGATTGTTCGTTTTTTATTTTTTTTAAAAGATTTAATGTAGAGGTATCTAAAGTAAGAGTTCTTATGCTATTTTTATTTTTGGGTGGACCGAAAATTATAGAATTAGTTCTTGTGGTAGAAGTCAGAGTTTTGTTCACATGCAATTTTTTTGCTTTAAAGTCAATATCATCCCACTGCAATGCTAAACATTCTCCTATTCGCAAACCAGTCCGTGATAAAAACTTAAACAGTGAGTAGTATTTAAAGCTGCTTTTCTCATGTAAAATATAATTTAAGAATGCATCTAATTCATCGATGTCGTAACATTTAATCGTCTCTTTATTATCGACAACTTGTTGGTCCTTAATTTGTATTTTGTGGGCGGGATTCTTGCTAAGGATTTCAAGCTCATGGACCGCTACATCTAGCGCATTGTGCATTGTAGCATTAATGACTTTCACAGTTTTTTTACTAAGTTTTTTAAGGGTATCATTAATAAACTTTTGATAACGAATCCGCGTTAAATTTTTTAATTTCATATCACCAAATATAGGTAAGATATATAGTCTGATATTTTTTTCGTAAATTTTGTATGTTCCAGAGGAAACGTTACCTTTTTTGTGAGTTTCAAGCCATTCGTACATGTATTCATTAAAAGTCATTTGACTATTACTTACATTTACTCCACCTGCAATTTTTTCTTCCACCTTAGCCGCCGCCAACTGCGCCTCTTTCTTCGTTTTAAACCCACCTTTTGATGTCTCCCTGTACTTTCCCATCTCCTTGTACCTAACACGATATTCCCATTTGTCGCCTCGTTTACGGAATGAAGCCATCCTATTTCCTCCTCTTAGTTACATATTTGTTTTGTCCTAATTCCATTCTCACCTGCATGATAACATGAAGTCCGACATGTGTAAAAGGTGTTTTTTGGGACGAATATATCACTGTAATCACATCATTTTAGTATGTAAAAATTCGTTTAATTTTTTGTTGCAAAAAATGATGAAAATGTAGGGGAGATTTTTAGAAATCTAATAAATAGGAAGAAACAAAACTGAAAATCACTATTAGTAATTTATTGGAATAAGAGGTGGGAATTACTAGTTTACTTTTCCTGTAAGGTATGGCCTAATCGAGTTATATCCAGCGCAAAACTCGTGTATATGAGTTTAGGTTTACGTAAAAAATATACATATTTTTCTTGAAACGAAGAAGGTTTTTTTGTTAAGATAAGAACAGGTGTTCTTGTAGGTGTACGCGCTTAGAAAATACGACAAGGGAGGAAGTTATCTTGTTTTATAACGTTCCATTGATTCGTAGTTTACGTCAACAAAAGGGCGTATCTGTAACAACAATGTCTCAGCTGCTAGGGTATGTAGAGGGAGATGAGACATACTACCATTTTGAAAGAGAGAAAGCAGCAATACCGATTACACGGTCCGGTCTTATTGTCCACATTTTGGGGTGTCAAATATTTGAATTATTTATTCTTGAAAAATGTAAGCGATTGAATTTGAAATCTAGCAAACCTAAAAAGAGAAAATATAAGGGGGCGTATAAAGGAGAAATTCATTTTGAACGAGCAATATAGTAGATTAGATGAATTTTTTGATTTTGGTTGTTGGACATCCTTCCACTGTGGAAAAATATTTATTGTAGGGGAAAAGTGGGAGAGTATGAGAGTTTCTATCAAATATGTACGCACAAAAAATCTACCAGTAGATGAACAAGGGGATGGACTAACTAATGAAACCGCTACACCAATTAAACATTGAAGAATTTCGTGTGAGATATGATTTGACGAAAGAGCAAGTTTCAGAAATGTTACAGTTACCGGTATCAAAATATGAAAGCGTTACACATAAGATGTTGGTTCACTACTCGTATCATCCAGAGATTAAAGAGTTTTTTATGGACGATGTAGAAAAGGATTTTAAAGAATTGTGTGAAAGGCATGAGAGGCACTTATGTACTGTAAGGAAAGAAATAATAGAGAATACTTTAAAGTGTAGAGAAGGAAAACCACTAGATTTATTATTATATTGTTCAAAAAAAAGCGCATCTTATTGAGGCGCTTTTTTTATCATTTCTATAAATTTGAGGAGTATATCTAATTGTTCTTCGTTAAGTTTTGCAATATCTTTCATAGCTTTTTTTACTTCTTCACGTTCATTCATACAAGCGTCCATCACAATACCCATTAATTCCTCATCATCGGATATAGTTTTGAACTTTTCTCCTTCACCATTACGAAGCCAATCTTCATTTACATTAAATTCAGAACAAATTAATTTTATTGTCCTATCTGTCGTGGTTCTTTGATTTTTTTCTATTCTTGAAAGATTACTTTTTGACATTTCAATCCTATTCCCGAAACTTTCCATTGTTAATCCGAGATCCTTTCGGATTTCTTTAATTCGATCATTAATAGTCATTTTCACACCCCCAATCACAAACAGTATATATAAAGTTGTTGTCATAAGCAACAAGAAATATTTTTTTAAAAGAAAATAGTTGACTTAATAAACTTTTGTGTGATAAATTGTTGTCATAAGCAACTGGAGGTGGTGTAAATTGAAGCAAACAAAAGAGCAAAAACTTCTATTAGCTCTAGATATTTTGAGAAAAATGCCAAGCGAAAAGATAGATATTGTCAATATTTTTTCATTAGGGTTAATGGCGAGTAACAGTAACTTTGAAGAAACGTGTCAATATATCAAAGAGATAGTTTGATATGAAATACAAATTTGTTAGGGAAGCTCATATGGATTAAACGGAGGCAGTAAGTAATAAAAAGTTAAATAATTTTAAAGAATAACGAATAAAACAAAAATTTTGCCAGAATGTAAAGGTTTTGTAGGTTTTCTCGGAAAATCAGAAAAACATAGTAGGAGAAATATTCAGGAGGTTTCACAATGAAAAAACAAACGATTGTAGATGAATCAGAACAAAAAGTAGTTGCAGTAGAACAACAACTAGTAAATTTTAATGGTGCGGAAATCATGGCAGTGAAAGCAAATGATGAAAAAGTTTATGTTGGGGTGAAGTGGGTATGCCAAGGGATTGGGTTATCAGATGATCAAATGAAGAATGAACGTAAGAAGATTCAATCGGATTTAGTTTTCCGTTCAGGATGGGTGAAATTGAGACTGCCTACTAATGGGGGTATGCAAGAGGTTATATGTATTGAATTACAGTACATTCCATTATGGTTAGCGAAAATCTCAATCTCACCTAATATGAAATTAAATCAGCCACAAGTCACAGGAAATTTAGTTATGTATCAACAAAGGATAACAAACGCATTGGCAGAGGCGTTTAACTTTCAGAAAGAGTCATCAGAAATGATGCAAGAAAGCTTAAAGAAATTTTTGGTGTAGCATGATAAAGATGTTAACTCGCTTTCGCAAAAATGCGAAGGCCATGGCGTAATAAGAATCTGAAAATAGAAAAAGGAGGAAATTTAACTTATGACACATGTAGTAGAACAAACAGATAAAACACCTATTGAGGTATTGTTAGTAGTTGATGAGGATGGGAGAACGTATGCAAGAAAGGTGTATGAGTTTTTGGAACTGGACCCTTCACATTTTTCCAGGTGGGCAAAAACAAATATTACAAATAATCCTTTTGCGATGGAAGGTGAAGAATATTTGCGTCTCGCCATTGATGGCGAGACGCCCACAGGTGGGATTATTAAACGAGATGATTACAAACTGACAGCAACATTTGCTAAAAAACTCTGCATGATTTCGCCTACAGGTAGAGGTGAAGAAGCGAGAAACTACTTCATTAAAGTAGAGGAGAAATTACAAGAAATAGCGCTCAATAAACAAAGACAACCTAAACAACCCAAACCCCGCAAAAAGCCAGTCAACCTTGTATTCCGTCAAGAAATGGATATCGCGAAAACGCTAGCAAGCGTAGCGGGTGTAAAAGAAGGTATCGCCTATGCCGTAGCTATCGAACGTGCAGAACAGAAAACAGGAGAGAATTTTTCTTCCTATAAAAAGCTGTTATCCGTGGCAACACATGAGACTGGATTCCTGAACCCAACTCAAATTGGCGAGCGAATCGGGCTGAGCGCAAAAGGTGTGAACCAGCTAATCCTTAAAGAAGGCTTACAAATTAAAAAAGAGGGGAAATGGGCGCTTAACCGATGAAGGGAAGAAATACGGGGAGGAGATGCCGTTTACCCGTAATGGACACAGCGGTTATCAAATTCAGTGGAATGAAAGTGTAGTAGAAAGATTACGAGTTTAGGAGGTTTCCTATGCAACAGGGAATTAAAATCATCGCGGAAGAAGACTATTTAGAACGGGAAATCCGGCGCCGGGTAAAGGTGGAGGTCAAAGCGATTTTAGCGGATATGGGAGTCGGCACTTGGTGGGACATGGGCCGATTAAAATTCGAAACGAGCCGGGGTTATGACTGGCTCAGGGAGTATATCATCTATGATCCCCGCGTCCAGGACTTCGCGAAACAGAAGAATAACCAGTGGTTATTCAAAGCACCTGAAATGAAAGAGTTTTTGAATACATTTTATGATGAGCTATAAAAATAGAAGACACCAAGAAGCATGCTTGGTGCCATAGTCAACCTTTACTGGTTAGTTAATATGCTTTTAATTAAACGAATATCTGTTTTTAAGTCCAATTGTTCTGCGCTAAGTGTTTTAAGTTTGGTTTCTTGCTCAGTATTGATGGCTACTTGTTTTGTGATGACATCTAGCTTGGATTCAATTTTTTGTAGGTGAGAAGTAGTTACCATGTTTTCTTTTAAGCAGTTCACATCATTTTTTAGTGTGCTAAGTTCCTGTAAAATCAAGTCTAATTTATCAGCCATGCAAATCATCCTTTCATAATTGACATTGTAGCATAAGTTGTGAGGTATTGCTGTTGAATATTAAAAATAATACCAAGTAGCCCGAAGGCTACTCAGAATTATTTTTTACTATCTTGTTTTAATTGGGGTTCTTGTTTTAATGTTTCTAATCCCAACCGTATTAATTCTATTGTAGCTTGTGTGCGTGTAGAGTAACGGTTTTCAAATCTAAAATCGTCTAACTCTTTTAATAGCTTTTCATCTACAGTAATTGTAAAACGTGGCTTTTCAGTAGCCATTTAGCATCACCTCATCTGAAATAATACACCAGTGGTGAACTGATGTCAAATGATAATTTTGGTGAAAATTAATTTTATAAAGTTTATTGACTTTTCACCAGTTCACCACTAGCATGAAGATACCGACAGTTCACCACTGGTGAGAAAAGAGGTGAAGAACTTGCCAACAAATTTAAAAAGATTGTCACTTACATTATTACCGGAGTGGGAAGAGGAATTAGATGAATTAAAAAGAGAAAAGTTTTATACCTCTTCCAAAGCTGAAATGTTACGTTACTTAATTAGTCTGGGGTTAAAAACTTCAAAAGAACTAAATAACAAGGAGGTATCATAATGAATCAAACACAAATCAAAAAATTCAACCACGCAATGTTCGGGGAGTTACAAGTACTCGTAAAAGATGGAAAGGAGTATCTTCCAGCAACAGATGTAGCAACAACAATGGAATACGCGAAACCCCATAAAGCAGTGACAGATCACTGTGATGACGATGGGGCCCTAACTTGGGGCGTCATCGATAGATTAGGTAGAAAACAGCAAAAGAAATTCATCACAATTGGCAACGTATCCCGCTTAATCATCGCAGCATCCAAGCAAAGTAAAAATTCGCTCATCAAGGAAAAAGCGAAACAATATGAACGTTGGATATTCGATGAGGTGATTCCTTCTATTCATAAGTACGGTGCCTATATGACAGATCAAGTTCTAGAACAGTCGGTAAGCAACCCAGACTTCGCAATTGGTCTTCTAACTAAATTAAAAGAAGAGAAGCAAAAACTTGTGGCGGCACAACGACAAATTGAACAACAACGACAGAAGGTGTTGTTCGCAGGCAGTGTGTCAGCAGCCGAGACATCCATTCTGGTAAGAGGTTTAGCAAAAATATTAAGACAAAATGGAGTAGATACAGGTGAAAAGAGATTATTTAAATGGCTTCGGGAAAATGGATATTTGGTGAAGAAAAAAGGAGTTGATTATAATAGTCCAACACAGTATTCGGCGGAGCTAGGTTTGTTTGAAACGGATGAAACAACGATAACGCGTTCAAGTGGAAAAATTGAATTACGTATCACCCCAAAAGTAACAGGTAAAGGACAGTTGTATTTCATCAACAAATTTTTAGGCGAAAATCAAACTGCGTAGGAGAGTAGTTCGTAACATCAGCGATAACAATGAGTTTAATGCAAAGGAGTTTTGTCATGGTAGACGCAGTAGCTGCAACATTCGAAGCAGAACAAGCAATTATCGAAGATAAGCGGAAGCAAGGAATAAATGGCTTTGAGTGGTTAGTCATGCAAGTTGTATTGGATGAAAAACGTAAAAAGTCCTTGGACGATTGGGTGAGGTTGAGCCCTCTAGCTTCCAAGAAGAGAGTAGATCCACTTACCTTATTTTCTGATGCAGTTCAAATGGGACCAGACGCCTTTCATAAAACGTATGAATTAAACTGGTGGATGGCATTTGATGAAGCATTAACGTATTTCGCGCTCATGAAAGAGCGGAATTATAATATGTACTTCGATGCGCTTCAAAATATTTTTAATAATAAGAAAGAGGAGGCGTAAAGATGTTGCTTGCTATCAACCAAATCAAGGTTGCTGAACGCATCCGTAAAGAGTTTGGCAATATAGAAGAACTTGCTAACGACATTAAGGAAAACGGACTCATTAATCCGCCTGTTGTAACACCTGAATATGAATTAATCGCTGGTGAACGAAGTTTACGAGCTTGTCGATATCTGAATTATCAACAAATTGAAGTGCGAGTGATGTCTGTGCGGGATTACGAGCATAAGTTGAAGATTGAGATAGGTGAGAACGAACATCGTAAGGAATTTACTTTCTCCGAGAGAATGGCTTGGGCGAGAGAACTCGAGAGAGTGGAGTCGGCCAAGGCAAGGGAAAGAGAGACGGCAGGTAAAAAAATAGACCCTATGGAAAATTTCCCTAGGATATGGGAACAACTCGTGACATCGTAGCTGAAAAAATCGGTATAGGCAGTGGGAAACAATACGAAAAGGCTAAATTTATCGCTGAAAATGCTGACTCTGAAACGATCAAGCAATTAGATAGCGAAGAAATCAGTATTCACAAGGCATACACAGATTTAAAGGTGGAATACAAAGAAAAGGACAAGCTCATTGAACAATTACAAAAGTCCGAGCAACTCACGCGTAAGCGGCTAGAGGAGCAGGGAGAACAGGAACCACAAGTCATTGAGCGAGAGGTGGTGAAGGAGGTAGTAGTCGAATCAAAGGAGCATATTAACATTATAAATAAATTAAAAGATGAAAATATAGAACTCAAAGATATAGCGGATTTCTATAAGAAAAAAGCAGATGCGTTGCTGAAAAATCCTAGAAGTTGATACAGCATGGGAGTTATACGACAGGTTGGTGACAGAATATTTCAGTTTACGAGCTGCCAAGAAACGAAAAAAAGTGTCCGCGGTGGACACGAATCAAACGAAAGAGATGAATGCAAGAGCTAGACTCCTTAACGCACAAACGCGTCAAGCTAATATGCTGCTGAAAACAGCAGTTACATTCAAAGATTCCCTCTCCGCTGATGCGAAGAAATCGTTAGCTGCTCATGCAACACGAATTTTAACAGGTGAAATGCTAGTGTTTAAAAAAAGATGAGATTTATTCCCCTTATACAAGGAGGTGAAACGAATGAAAATCCAAGTACGTGTATGGTTGAAAATGTCAGAGGAACAGAAACAAGATGTGTTAAACATGCTAGCTTCCTAAATCTATAGCATGTAAAGGTCAAAGTGACCGAATCTTCAAATAATCGTTCGGGTTTATGAGATGGGAGCCCATAGCCGTGGGTTCCTTACCCATAAATCTCAGAACAGTATATCACACGAGGTGATGAAGTGGAAGGGAAATATGAAATACGGGTGTTGAAAAAACAACTGGAGATAGCAATAAACACCTTGAAACGCATGTCTGAGCAAGAAACAGACTCTTGTAAAAAGCTAGATATAGATTACGTGATTACTGTATTAACTGATAAACCACATGGCAGAATGCCATTTTAGGAGGCAGGAAGAATGATAGAAAATCCAATGGTTATGTATAACGGATACGGAATTAGAGATTCGCAAGAGTTTGAGCCTATACCAATCAAGGATATATGCGGATCAGAAGTGTTTCCGGAGGAAGATATTTTAGTGTCGCCAGATGGAGAAGTATTGCTGCGAGAAAATGTAGTCCAGTATTTGATCTCCAGTCTGGGATTTAAAGAAGGAACGGCAGGTGAGTGAGACGTGGATATACAACGAAAACTGGAAATAGAAATGTGTATTTTAAAGGGGCTAATTGCCCGATATAAGAGTATCAAAGACTCGGAGTCTATTTCTATGGTTATCGCGTATGAATACGCTCTGCAAGTTCTGAGTGAGGTCTATGAAGTAAGCAAACAGGAAAAGAAATGATGAAAAATGGCGTAGTTTTAATGTATTGCAAAGATGGAGTGTTATATCCAGTGGCGTTAACGAAGGAACAAAATGAAATACTTCAATTTACATCTCAGTTATTTTCACCATTAAAAGTTATTCTGGATAAACCGCAAGGACAAGCTATCAATTTAATGGAGGGAAAGTGAAATGAAATTATACGAATTATCAAGTCACTTCAAGCAATTACAACAAATGATTGAGGATGGAGTAGATCCAGAGGCGGTACAAGATACATTGGAAGCAATTGAAGAAGCGTTCGATGAAAAAGTGCAGGGTGCAGCGCTATTAATTCGTAACATCGATGCACAAGCAGAAGCGATTAAGATAGAGGAAAAACGCTTGGCAGACCGCCGTAAAGATTTTGAGAAAAATGTGAAAGGAATCAAGGAGTATTTATATGAACAAATGGTTGCTGTGGATAAGAGAAGGATTAAAGGAGCTCTCGTAACGGTAGGAATCCAAAAGAACCCAGCAAGTCTAGATATTGCGTCATATGCAGTTATTCCACCAGAATTTATGATTCCACAGGAACCGAAGGTGGACCGAAAGGGGTTACTTGCAGCGGTGAAAGATGGCATGCAGTGGGAAGGAATTACATTAAAACAGGGTGAGGGCGTGAGAATCCGATGAACGAAACGAAAAATTATTTCACAGAATTGGCATCCATTGATGTTGGAGAACATGTTGAGAAAAAGGGGGAATTCAGTTATCTGAGTTGGTCTTGGGCTGTAGATCAACTCCTGAAAAAACATCCAGATGCTACATGGCAGGTAGTGAGGTTTGGTGAATTACCTTATATGAAAACAGAAATCGGTTATTTTGTAGAGGTGGAAGTGACGGTGAATCAAATTACCCGTTCGCAGATTCATCCGGTATTGGATAACTACAATAAACCAATCGTAAAGCCGACATCGTTCCAGATAAATACGTCCATCCAGAGATGTTTAGCAAAGGCAATTGCGTTACATGGATTAGGTTTGTACATCTATTCTGGTGAGGACATTCCGCAAGATGATGAGCCAAAGCAAGTGGAAAAACAACCAAGTAGTCTCCCGCACCAGGAACAAGTCAGACAAACAGAGATTGCAAATGAGCAAAGGATAAAAGCGATTCATGCTCAGATTAGAGAATTATCAGGAGCATATAAAATGAGCTTTGAAGAAACAAAAACAACTGTGAAGCGATCGTTGGGTATTCAAACTTTCAAAGGAATTACGGTACAACAAGCATCACATGTTCAGAAAACCATTGTATCTTGGTTGAATGATGCCAAGCAAAAACAGCAGGAGGGCGCAGAATGAATGTGTACGTATTAATTCGTGAGACTTTTACCTATTGCGGCGATTGTGCAGTGATAAGTGCAGTGAAGATTGAGGGCGTTTTTACTCAGGAGTTAGATGCAAAGCTAGCTTTACTGGATTCGATAGGTATTGAGTATGATTACTTCTACATTGAAGAAAAGGAATTAGTTGAATGATTGAACTATGATGTGCGTAAGAGAGTAAGGGCAGGTGAAAACTTGTGACGGGTTTTATTAAAGATTATCGCCAAGAGTTGGAAAGTGATATTTGGCTTATGCCGCCGATGTACCACAGGGTTTGGCAGTGGTTGAAATATCAAGTAAACCATCGTGATAATGAAATCCCAATGAGAGATGGAAGTAAATTAAATATTAAGCGAGGACAGCATTTAACTTCTGTTCGGAACATTGCTCAAAGTGTTGGATATTACGAAGGAGCGAAATGGAAGGAACCAAACCCCAAGACAATATCAGCAATTTTAGTGTGGTTAGAGAAACAAGGAATGATTTCATTAGACCGTGGTCAGGGTAACAGACAATACACACTTATAACGTTGTTAAATTGGGATTTGTACCAAGATAGAAATAGTCAGGGTAACAGTAAATACACAGCTGATGGAGAAGGGAGGGAACACCTCGTGGATATAAACAAGAATGAAAAGAATGTTAAGAATGAAAAGAAAAATACTTCTCGTCTGAAATATGAAATTTCGGACATGGAGAATGCAAAACTATTATTTCAACTCATGTTAGAGAATAACGAAAATTGCAAAGAACCCAATTTGGAATCTTGGGCTAATGAAATGAGATTAATGAGAGAACGTGATAAACGAACAGAGGAACAAATCCAATATGTAATGAAATGGTCTCAACGAGACCCATTCTGGAAAACAAACATCTTATCTCCTTCTAAGTTAAGAAAACAATTTGATCAATTGATAATGAGGATAAAAGAAGAGAGAGAAAAGAGGAAAAAGGAAATCAAACAGGAAGGATTTGATTTGAGTGAATAAAAAAGAAACGTTTGAACTCTTAAAAATGATTCATGCAGTATTTACAAACTTTGACATCACACAAGAAAAGATTGATACATGGAATGTCATTTTAAAAGAATATGAATTTGAGGAGATACAAGCAAATTATATTGCCTATATCAAGACAGCTAAGTTCGCTCCTAAACCTTCTGACATGATCAAGAATAAGAATCAAGAACATAAAGTGGCACCAAATATACAAGAAACAAAGGCGTATTGGAGTAAATACACGAAGGAAGCATTGGCAACTAAAGAAGAGCGGGAAATGTATCTCAAAGAAATGCGAAACATATTGGGGATAGAACAATGATGGAGAAGGAGTATTATAACCAAGAAGCGGAAGAAGCTGTATTAGGAGCTATATTTCAAGAGAATAGCTTGTTACAAGGAATGATTATTGATGAATCACACCTGTTCTTCGAACAGCATAGAATCCTCCTTGTGACGATGAAGGAACTGCATGAGAAGGAGTTACCGGTTGAAATCATACAAGTAGTAGAGGACCTAAGGAGGAAGGGGCAATTGGAAGTAGTGGGAGGACTTCCTTTTGTAGCTCACATTTCAGAGTGTGTACCGAACATAGCTAACTTTAAGCACCATGAAAACATTGTATTAGAGCATTGGAAAACACGCGCATCTATTGAGGAATCGGTTAAATTTCAACGTGCTATAGCAGTCGAAAACAATCCGGAGAAGGCACAAACGATCTTGCAAGGTATGGAGGGAATACAATCCCTCAGCAGAAAGGAAACATTCAGCTTACGGGATGCGATGGTAGAAGTATTCCAAGGCATGCAACAAGATACAGGGGAACTGACGGGTGTGGATACGGGGTATGGCGCACTAAATGTAATGACGAGTGGATTACAACGACAGAACTTAATGATTATTGCGGCACGACCAAGTTTAGGGAAAACTGCATTTGCATTGAATGTAGCGAAAAATGCCGCGAAGGATGCAGTGGATAGAAATACAGGGGAAATCAAGCCGGGTGCAGTCGTCAGTATCCATTCACTGGAAACACCCACGGGTGATTTGTTAAAACGTATGATTTGTGCAGAAGGGAATATTGATGCCTCGAAGATGCGGAATCCGATGCAGTTCTTTAACAGTGAAGATTGGTCGAAATCAGCCATGGCGATGGGGGTTATTAACGGATTAGATATACACATTGATGATGAAGCGACGCAAAGTGTCGGCCATATATACAGGACAGCGAATGAATTACGGAAAGAACATCCAGATCGTGATTTGGTTGTAATTATCGATTATCTTCAGCTGATTAAAGGGAGCGGGAAACACGGGAATAATCGTCAACAGGAAGTGGCGGAAATATCAAGGTCACTCAAATTAATGGCTCGCAAATTAGATTGCACTGTAATCGCCCTATCGCAGCTTTCTAGAGCCGTTGAGAGTAGACAGGATAAAAGACCTATGATGTCCGATTTACGCGAGACAGGGGCAATTGAGCAGGATGCAGACCTCATTGCATTTTTGTACCGAGATGATTATTACAACAAAGATTCGGAAGCGAAGAATATGATCGAAGTGATTATTGGGAAACAGCGAAATGGGCCGATTGGAACAGTGGAGCTTGCTTTTATAAAAGAGTTTAATAAGTTTGTTGATTTAGAGAGGCCGGCAACATGAAATTGCGAGAGTATTTAGCCTGTGCGTATAAAGATGATATCAAGAGTGCGTATCTTTTCGTGGAGTTCCTGGTGTATGAAAAAGGTGTGTTACACCTGGATGATGATATCAGCAAGCTTGAATTTTATTTTCAGGACCGATTCAGGAACAAAATGAATGCGTATGTCAGGGAGTATGAGAAAAGTACGTTGTTGAATCGAAAATGTATGTAGGAAAGGGCACCTGCGAACGGCGCCCTTGAGGAGTGAATGTAACAAGATGCATCGTGTTAGGAAGTTTGATGGAGGAGACAAAACCTGTAAACGATTCAATAAATCAGGTTTCATACCAGGATATGAGCAAAAGGTGGAAAGTTGACAAAAAAGAACAGCTAGCAAGAAAGCTAACTGCTCGGCCTGAGAGGTACTTGACTTGTTTCATGCGAAAGGAAGTAAGTTTCAAAATTGTAGGCCTACATACAGTATGTGTAATTTTTGAAATCGTATACAGAGAGAGGATGAGCAAAATGAAATCACCGTATGATTATTATATTACGCCAGAAGAATATGAAGAAGCGGAGAGAAATGGGATTAACCGTAGAGTATTGAATGAAAGGATTAGGAATCTTGGGTGGGATAAGGATACCGCAATGACAAAGCCAGTGAGAAGTAGCAATGCAACAGGTTGGAGTAAAGTGAGAGAAATAGCCTTAAACAATGGAATTAGTCGTCAAACATATTACACAAGAATGAAAAAAGGTTGGAAGTTGATAGATGCGATAAGCAAACCACCTATTAATAAATATCAAGCATTGAGGTTAGCAAAGGATGCTAATTATTGGGTTGGAAATAAAGTATTGAGTGATGAACAAGCAGAGATAGCCTTGTTAAATGGAGTTAGCTATAGAGTAGCTCGTGAGAGGATAAGACGTTTGAAGTGGTCTGTAGAAGAGCCAATAACAACGCCAGTGTTAACACGATCCGAATGTGCGAAGAGAGGGAGAGAGGCATCATATTGGAATAGATTATGATTTTTTGAATCTGAATATTCTGTTGATTATGGTATTTTGGCTAATAAGTTTCATCAAATGAGAGTTTTATAAAAAAAATGAATCAGCAATTGTTCCAGCTAATTCACTAGTTTGTTCAATTCAAGTCACTTTCTATTTATATGTAGTGATATCAAAATTCTAAGAAGCTAGTCAAAACAAAAAAATTCATCAGAATACAACGAAAAATTAGTGTAGAGAGAATAAGGCTGTATTAGGTTAATGCTACAACAGCAAGAGTTAACCCCCAAGTATTTAATGAATCAGAATAAGGTCCTACATGAACAGTGAGTGTACTTGTTATGCCTGAAGGTGTAGTGAAAATTGCGGGTGCTGATACGGAGGTAAATCCTGCAGTGTATCCTAGAGATGTGCCTGAACCAATAAGTGCATTATTATTAAGATACATAGTGATACCTGCAGAACTACCTCCTGGTTGAATAATGACTTGCACTTCATAGATTGCCAAATAGGTTCTTCCACCTTCTAGCAAAACAGTTGTTGGTGGCGTGAATGAGATTGCCGTACCATTAGAGTGTACCACTGTATCTAGTGGAATTGCAGAATTTACAGCAACTATCGATGGGGTAGTTTGAACAACATTTAAACTGTTAGCTGTGGGGGATGGACAAGAACAAGAACAAGAACAAGAACAAGGACAAGAACAAGGTTTGTGAATTTTTGAGTTCTTATCATTTTGATAATTCACAAATAATCAAACTCCTTCTGTGTATCTATTTTATTTTTAATAAGTTTGTAAAAATGAACCGAATAGTATTGGCCGGTCGATTCTTAAAAATATTTGATATAGTAGGGATCTCACATTGCATTCAATACATATATATGAACGTTTTTTTGAGGGTAGTACTGTAAATTAAAAACGCAATAAAATAGTTGTTTTGGAGAAAAGAGAGAGGGAGATGGATTGCTGCAACCAATGTTGGTCATTTTAGAGAAGTGTCCATGCTGTGATGAATGTTTTGTCCAGATTGTGGAGTGACAGGAGGGGGTGTATTAAAAAGGAACCCTTGGATTCTTCCGTTATTATGTGACGATCAATGATAAAAGCAGCTAGCAAAAGCTAACTGCTCGGATCAAGATGAAACGGAGAAAGCTTATCATGTCACCGTCAGTATTGACGGAATATGGAATTGTATTCAGAGAGAAATCCATTATGTAAGAAAGAGCATGCGCCAGTTCACGCTCTTTCAAGATGAGATTCTGTGCCTTTAGAATCGTTTCTCCATATAGTGTATAGATGTTGGTGGAAGGTGTGCCAAAAAATAAAGAGTAGCTAGCAAAAAAACTAACTACTCCATTGAAACTTGTTAACAAAAGAAATGTGGATGGCTTCACTAAGATTAGTTGAAACTATCTTTAGTTTGTACAAAATTTAGACATATATGCATGCAATAAAAAAAGCACTGATTAACAGTGCTCAGCGGAAGGGATTTTGTATGGACAGTGTCACCATAGTATATTGTATGCATGTTTTTCGAAATAATGTCCTGATAAGGTTGTATTTAAAACGGAAAAAAGAGCACTTTATACGGTGCCCTTTCAAGAAAAGTAGGTGTTGAAAATGAATAGGTCAAAAAAAGAAATACCTTTCAAAATAATATATGTATGGATTACGTAAAGTGATACGAAATAAAAAGAGCACATTTGAAAACAGTGCTCTTTTCAGGAGAAAATTGTAAATCACTATGCATTTCATCGTTGTGTGAGTCATGAGAATGTCGGTGATTAAACAATTAAGGATTCAAAATACTATATGATTCTTCCGTTATTATGTGACGATCAATAATAAAAGCAGCTAGCAAAAGCTAACTGCTTAGCCTTAAAGGTGTGTAATGTGTCTCGTCTGAATGGAAGTAGGTTTCGCAATTGTAGGCTTATAAACAGTATGTACACTGTTTGTAATATTATACACGGAAACAAGAAATCTAAACAAAAAGGAAATAGGAAAGAACGGAAGTTGTCCAAATAATAGATAGGGATTTTGTATCTGGTAAGGAGTGGGAAAATATGGTCAAGTGTTCAGAGGTATTTACCAACATGGAGCTGGATATCAATGTACCAGTAGTAAATAGAGAGGAGACGAAACAGAATGTGCTGAAAGCGCTGAGGAAGTATCGGTTGTGCCAACAGACCCTGTCGGATGCATGTAGACAGCGGGTGATAGAGAGGGTTGAAAAGAATGACTATCAATCGATTGAACATACAGAGGAGTTTCAGCAATGTGCATTTGTATGGAAAATCGAAGATGCGGTGGACAAGCTGAATTGTATCGAGCAACACATTCTTCGGGAAGGGTATATGACGGCGGATAAACATAATTGGGTGAAAATGTCACGAAAGTTGAATGTTTCTAGAACAATTTATTATGAACACCGTGATAAAGCGTTTGAAAGTTTGGCGAAAAAATTGAAGATTGTTGTGCATTATTAATTTCGCCGGAAAAAAGGCGGAAAAAAACAGGAAAAAGTCAGGAATCACATAGGGGCTTTATGTATTATAATGAAGATGTCAATGAAATAACCGCCACGGAAATGGCACGGTATGTTGACTCTTGATTTCTCTAAACACTCAGGTAAGGGCAATTGATGATAGTTTACTCACGATAAACGTAAGTCAGGATCCGACCAACGGGGGAGAGGGTTTTCCTCTCTTTGAGCCGAGGAGCCTCGTATGATTCCTCATCCACGCGGATATCCATTCTCACTATCCTCGGTTCAAAGAGGTGGGAACACTTTGTGCAATAAGCGGCGCAACAGCGTTGCTTTTTATTGATCTACTATATTGTTATACAAGTTACTATAAAAGGACAGTTTCAAGGTGAAACTCTCTTTACAGGTGCTAATGAGTTAACGCTCATAAACCGTAGAGGGCTTTTAAAAGGGGGCGGTGATATGTAATGAGATTAACTCCTAAGCAACAAGCGTTTTGTGATTATTATATTGAAACAGGAAATGCGACTGAGGCGGCTAAGAAAGCCGGATATAGTGAAAAGACTGCGAAAGCCATTGGAACTGAAAACCTTTCAAAACCTTACTTGAAGGAATATATTGAGAGGAAAATGGCGGAAAAAGAAGAGGAACGTGTCGCGTCACAAGACGAAATTCTTCACTTCCTTACTCAGGTTATGCGAGGCGAAACAACGGAACAAATTCCTGTTGGACAAGGTGAAGGGTATTTCAAGTTAGAAGACAAGGATACGTATGTGAAAGACCGTGTGAAGGCTGCGGAGCTCCTCGGTAAGCGTCATATGATGTGGACTGAGAAGAAAGAAGTTTCCGTCACAGTACCGACATTTGTCGATGACGTACCGGTGAATGAAGATGAATAAAGCACCAGTAAACGTACAACCGCATATTAACTTCCGTGAAGTCATCGGCAAAGGCTATAACCGCTTTTGGCATTCTAAGAACTTCTACCGGGTCTGTAAGGGTTCACGTGGCTCTAAGAAGTCGAAAACCACCGTAATCAACCTCACAAAACGGCTCATGCAATATCCATGGGCGAACATCTTGGTTGTCCGTCGATTCTCCAATACATTAAAACAATCCTGCTACACTGATTTCAAATGGGCCGTTTATCGCCTGAAGGTAAAGAGTCTGTTTAAGTTCAATGAATCGATGCCAGAGATCACATACACACCAACCGGCCAAAAGATTTTATTTCGCGGATTGGATGATCCTCTCAAAATCACATCTATTACGGTTGATGTGGGTATATTGTGCTGGGCATGGTTTGAGGAAGCGTACGAAATTGAAGACCAACATAAGTTTGAAACAGTTGTTGAATCGATTCGTGGTAAATATGATTCACCAGATTTCTTTAAACAGATTACGGTGACGTTCAACCCGTGGAGTGAAAACCATTGGCTCAAGTCTTACTTCTTTGATGAAGATACGCAAGCATATGATACGTTCGCTATCACAACGACCTATAAGTGCAATGAATGGCTAGATGAACAGGATAGAGCGCGTTATGAGAGTCTGTATACCAAGAACCCAAGGCGTGCGAAAATCGTTTGTGATGGGGAGTGGGGCGTAGCTGATGGTCTTGTGTATGAGAAGTTCAAACAGAAAGATTTTGATATAGAAGAAATCAGAGGACGTGCCAATATTAAGAGTGCGTTTGGTTTGGACTACGGGTATACGAATGACCCAACTGCCTTATGCTGTTCTCTTGTCGATCTGGAAAATCAAATCATATATATCTTCGATGAACATTATGAGAATGGCATGAGTAACAAAAGAATCGCTAGTGTTTTAGAAAAGAAAGGATACACCAAAGAACGCATCATTGCTGACTGTGCAAATCCGAAAGATAACGATGAGCTAAGGTCGCTAGGGATAAAAGGCATAAGAGGTTCTAGAAAAGGTAAGGACTCCATTATGAATGGCGTGCAATTTATACAAGACTTCCAAATCTTTATCCATCCTAAGTGTGAAAACTTTTATAAGGAAATAAACAACTACATTTTTGATACAGATAAAAAGACGAGTAAGAGATTAAATAGGCCGGTAGATAACTTTAATCATTTGATGGATGCATTGCGATACTCACTTGAACCGTATATCAAAAAAGGCGGAAAGTTGAAGTCGTTTCATAAATCTTTACTTGGATTATAGGAGGTGATACTTTGCTGGAATTTGAACAAGCAAGAATACAATACACCCGTTTTAAGACGGAAGACAAAGCGTTCAAGCGATTGCAAAAGCTTCATGACTATTATGTCGGTGAACATGAAATCAGGAAGAAGAAAGAGCGTAAAGGAAACAAAACATACCGCATTGTGCATAACTTCGCGAAATACATCACGACAATATCCACGAGTTACTTCCTCGGTTCTCCTGTTTCATATGTATATTCCAAACCTCAATTTGAAAAGGCGTTAAATATCTTGGAAGACAACGATGAAGAGACAGTGAACTATGATAACGCGGTAAACTGTTCGATTTATGGTGTGGCGTATGAACTCCAATACTTCGATGAACGAGGGGAATATAACTTCGTTGATTTAGATCCCCGAAATGTGATAGTTATCGATGATGGAATGGTAAAACCACACCTCACGGATGCGATTGTCTTCTCTGAAACACTGTTAAAAGATAACGAGTATAAGGTCCGCATGGATGTATATGACAATACAGAGCGTGCAACGTACGAGTTCATTCATAAAACAGCCGAAAAGGCGGATACTGATATTCCGTATGAATTAGTGGAACAAGTACTACATGGATTTGAGAGAGTACCGATTATCAAGTACAAGAACAATAAGTTTGAGCTTGGGGAATGGGAAGACTGCGTCGCGCTGATGGATGCCTATAATAACGCTGTATCAGGGAATGTAGAGGATTTATCCGACTTCACGGATGCGTTCTTGAAGCTTCGAAATATGACTGATACGGAAAGGGAAGATATCCAAAAACTGAAGGATGACAAAGTATTTCTTCTGGATGAGGATGGCGATGCCGATTGGCTCATTAAGAATGTGAATGATACCTTTGCCCAAAATGTGAAGAGAGGGCTCAAGGAAGATATTCACAAGTTCTCATTCGTTCCAGATATGAGTGATGAGTCGTTCGGGAGTAATCTCTCAGGTATCGCAATCAAATACAAGCTTCTTGCGTTAGAACAGGTAAGGGGGCAAAGGGAGCGCATGTTCCGGAAAGCCCTGACAGACCGATTAGACTTTATTAACAAGTATGTAGGAATGACGAACAGTGATATCTTTGACCATCGTGATGTGAAAATTCAATTTAATCCGAATTTACCACCTAACTTATTGGAAGAAGCTGAACTGGTAGCAAAACTACAGAGTACGTTACCACAAGAGGTATTATTATCCCTTCTATCCTTCATTCAAGATGTGAAACAAGTCATGGAGATGAAGAAACAAGAGGATGAAGAGGAATTTGGTGGATATAACAATTTCAAAGAGGAAGAAGACGCAAGCAAAGTAGCTGATACAGATGCCGATGATTGAGGAATATTGGGTACGAAGAGCGGAACAACTGGAAGAGAAATGGCACAAAGAAGCCAAGAAACTAGAGCGGCGGTTACAAGCATCCTATTTACGTGCCTACCGTGAAGTGAACAAAGAGATGCGACTATACCTGACCAAAAAGGGCTTTGATTATAATAAGCTGAACGAGGTCTTGAGTAAAGCGGAACGTGAAGTACGGAAAAAGGGATTAACTGACTACCTGGACCATTTAAAAGAGGTAGATTCCGCTATAAAAGATTCGGTGGAACAGGAAATCAAGCAACATATCAATCTAGCGAAAGTCACTCGTTTGGATGCCATCACATCTGAAATGCTTAAGAAGCTATCAGAACAAGCAATACAGGATGAGAAGGCTATCCGTAAGCAAATGACAACCGTTTATACCGAAACGTTGTTACGGAACAAATACGAGTTCCTGAAGCTAGGGATTGAAACACCGGTTTATGTATTAAATGAAAAGATAATCAAAGATATCCTCTCTTATCCCTGGAGCGGAGAGAACTTCTCGAATCGCATTTGGAATAACAAAAGGAAGCTGTTACAGGTGTTACGAGAAGAATTGACGCAAGGTGTGATCCAAGGGCTTCATGCGGATGAAGTATCCGAACGTTTAGCCAAGAAGATGAATGTGGAAATGAAACATGCGATTACGCTTGTGCATACGGAGTCATCTTACTTTTACAACCAATCTACTTTAGATAGTTTTGGAGAGGCTGAGATGGAACAGTACAAGCTCCACGTCACATTCGATCACCGGACATCACCTAAGTGCCGCTCATTGGATACAGGGAAGGTATATAACCGTGATGATGCGAGTGTGGGTTACAACTATCCACCATTACATCCAAGGTGCCGAACGTTGCCGATACCGTATTTCGAGGGTGTGAGTGGCCCTAAGTATCGTTGGGTAAGGGATAACACTGGTAAGAGTGTGAAAGTGGACGAACCTGAGATGACTTATGCCGAGTATAAGAAACAATTCTTGAAGTAGGAGTGAGATAAATGTTGTGGTTATTAGCTTATTTTATTGTGGGTATGGCATATGCTGCATTCGATATGCAACCTGCTTTGCGTGAGATATGGAAAGACGCTGAGGGGGATTCAGGTCAAGAAATGATTGCTATTGTAGTGCCGCTGTTTCTTATTTGTCTCCTCACGCCTGTGTGGCCAGCGTTAGTAACTTTAAAGATTGCTAGTAAATTTCATAAGAAAAATAATTCTTGAAATAGGAGTGGTTGAATCATGACATTCGGACAAGCATTTGAAGAAGTAAAAAAGGGGAAAGGGATGCGATTACCGCAATGGAGTGAGGATGTTGTTATCCGTGCACAATTCCCTGATGAACATAGCAAAATGACAGCTCCATATCTGTATGTGGAATCTCGTTTTGGTAGGGTTCCATGGAAAGAAACGATGATTGAATTATTTGCTGAAAATTGGGAGGTTGTTGAGTAATGAAAAATAAAATCACTCAAGAAGACATTGATAGCATCGTAGAACGCACTCAATGGACAGTGGAAGAATTTCACGGTAAATGCACAGTGGTTGTTGCTCAGTTGCCGAATGGATTCATTTTAACTGAGTCAAGTGCTTGTGTAGACCCGGCTAACTACGATGTGAACATTGGTATGGAATGTTGTAAAAAACGTATTATCGATAAAATTTGGCTGTTAGAAGGATACAGACTGCAATGTCAAATATCTGAGCCTACTAAAATACAAATTAATCTAAATGGTAGAAAGTTAGCTGAAGAGATGTATCCCAATACCCTAGAAGTTTTAAAGAAGGAACGCTTAATTTCAGAGTAAACACTCGTCGTACTGGTGGACGTTAAACACTCGGAATCGACAGCCGACGGGCTATAAATGGAGGGAATAGGATGAAACCAGTAATAGGGAAACAAGTAGTAAAGGCGGATGTAACACCAGAGGAAACAGTAGCATATGTGGGGATGTCGTTTGTCCCTAAGTTACGATTAGGTGATTTCCAATACTTTTCTGATGGAGATAATCCGAATCCAGAAGACAACAAAGAAACAGATCATACAAATAACCCAGATGGAACGAATCCAGAAGATAATCCAAATGATCCACCTGAAAAGACATTCACGCAAGCTGATGTGGATGCACTCATCGCAAAAGAGAAGAAGCGCGCGGCAAAAAAAGCACGTGAAGAAGCTGACAAAGAGTATCAGCGTAAAAGCCTGACGGATGAGGAACGCAGACAACAGGAGTTAGAAGACCTCAAGAAAGAAAATGAGTCATATAAAACCAAAGCACGTCGTGCGGAATTAAAAGACCATGCGACAAGTATATTACAAGGTGCTGGCGTTCCAGCCCGATTCGCTAGTCGTTTGATTGGTGAAGATGAGGAAGCTACCGAACAAGCGGTACATGAATTTATAGAGGATTGGAAGCGTGAGATGTCTACAGCGGTAAAAGGGAAGTTAGCTGGACAGACACCGAAAACACCGAAGGTAGAAGAGAAGGTAAAGCTTTCTCCGGAAGAAGAAGCATTTGCGAAGGCATGGAATGAATAGAAGGAGATGATGGAAGATGCCGATGTATTTAACAGAAAAATTTGCTGACAAGATTGATGAACGATTTAGCGCAGGAGCTGTATCAACACCAGGAGTGAATAACGAGTACGACTGGGTTGGGGCAAAGACAATCAAAATCACGAGTGTAAGCACAGCTCCACTTACAGATTACAAACGTGACGGAAATGAACGTTTTGGTCAAGCGAAAGAATTAGAGAATCAATTACAAGAAATGACGTTAACGCAAGATAAAGCCTTCACATTTAGTATCGATAAAATGAATGAAGAAGAAACGAAAATGAAGGCTGGTGAAGCGTTGGCACGCCAACTACGCGAAGTGGTCATTCCGCATATTGATACGTATCGTTTTGCGAAAATGGTGGAACACGCTGGTACGGTAGTAGAAGGCGCATTAGATACGAAGAATGTATATAACGCTGTCATTACCGCCACAGAAACATTGGATGAAGCGGAAGCACCTGAAAACCGTGTCCTATTTGCAACACCAGAAGTGATTAAATATTTGAAAGAATCAGACGGATATGTAAAGGCCTCTGATTTAGCACAGTCTAAAATCGTATATAAAGGGCAGGTAGCTGAATTAGATGGGATGCCTGTGGTGAAAGTCATTTCGAAGCGTTTAGGCGCGAACTTCATTGTGTGCCATAAATCCGCGACAGTTGCTCCAATCAAACTCTCTGAATATCGTATTCATTTAGACCCTGTGGGTATTTCAGGTTCCCTTGCAGAAGGTCGCTTCTATTTCGATGCATTTGTTCTGGAAAATAAGAAGGATGCTATCTATATCCACAAAAAGAAAGAATCTAGCGGTGGTGGAGACACGAAATCAGCCGCTAAATCTAAGTAATAGAGGGCTTCGGCTCTCTATCCTCTAAGGAGGTAACAGATGATTACGACTAAAGAAAATGTAAAGAAAATCCTTCGTCTCACAGATAACAAGCAAGACGAACTTATCGAAATGTTCATCCCCATGGTAGACTCCTTTATCCGCAGATATACAGGAAATGACTTCAAACGTGGTTATCCACCAGATTATGAGATTATCGCGATTCGATTAATAGGTTACCACCTATGCTCTACAGAGGAAGATAAGCAAGATGGCGTGAAAAGTGAGCGGTTAGGCTCAAGCAACGTAACCTACGCAACCGACGAAGAACAATACCCCAAACACTTGTTAAAAGGGTTAAGAAAGAGGCTGAGGACTTTATGCGATCCAGAGGAATAAACCGACTCATCAAACGATTTGGTATCGATGCAACCGTATACCGAAAAGGGAAAAGTGCTGGTCCGTATGACCGAGGTACGTATAAAGAGCTATCTCGTTTCAAAGGGATTGTGGATGAAACCCTACAAGGTGGCGATATAGGAATGAGTCAACAAAAAGTAACGGACGATATCAGCGCCATCCTGTATTGTTTTCCAACTGACATCAAAAAAGGTGACGTGATTGTAACGAAAACGAAGCGTTACAGTGTGAAGAAAGCATCGAATCCAATGAGTGCCAATAGTCATTTGGAAGTAGCGCTGGAAGAAACGGAGATGAAGGTCGATGAGCTTTCGGTATGAGTCAAATGTGGATAAAGCGCTGAAAAAGATGCAGGCGGCGGAGAGACTTGCGGTGAAACGTGGTGCGGAGTATATCAAAGGGAATGCGGCGACCTATTCGAGAAAGAGAAGTGGGGATACCGCAAGAGGGTTTCAAACAAAAGTAGGTATGGAAGGTACAACTCCAAAAGGCATTGTGTTTAACAACAATGAAAATGCCGTTTATGAAGAGTTTGGGACAGGGATTCACGCTGAAAAAGGCGGTAGGAAGACGCCGTGGGTGTACAAAGATAAGCGTACAGGTAAGTTCTACCGAACACGAGGCAAAAAGGGTACGAAAGCATTGCGGAACGCTGGTGAGAACCATAAATCAGAAGTCGAACGGATTATGATAGCCGCCATGAAAGGCGGGATGAAATGACAGATTTAATCCAATGTATAGATACGTTTTTAAAGGGTGTATTTGAACCGTATGAAGCGGATGTGTATTACAGAGAAGCTGACAAGGAAGTCATGAAACTCCCGTATGTCGTGTACGAGAGTCAATCGGATGCCGTATCAAGAGTAAGAGAGGATTTTACATTCACGGTTCACATTTGGAGCCATGAAGCGGATTATCTGATCCAAGATGAAGCGTCAGAGAAAATCAAACAATCTATTCTGAACGGAACGTTAAGAACCCAATGTGCACCCATGACAATCGCAGTTGATTATATGGGACGAGCAGATATTCCAGCCGAGGGTCAGCACATTCGAGTGAAAGAAGTCCGGTTTAAAGTCAGACATTACAATATGTAAGAAAGGTGGCGTTGCACATGGCAGCACCAAGACCAAATCCTTACGCCCTTGTATTGGGTGAAGGTGCGATTATGATGAACTTTGGTATCAAAAATAAAGAGAAGCCGCTGGGGGCATTAAGAGGCGGGGGTTCGTTCTCGTATGAACCAGAATTTAAAGCGATAGAGTATAACGGTTCTAAAGGAGATACAAAAGGATTTAAGCGTATAGTTTCCTCTAAAACACAGTTGAAAACAGGAGGATTACTCGAGTTCTTTAATCCTGAAAAAACAGTAAACTTCTTCCCTGGTGCTGAGGTAGAAGAAGTTGAGAAACCAGTGAATGGTGAGAAAAAGAAGTATTCTGTTATCACTTCACATGAGATGGTCACAATGGACTCTTACTTAGAAAACATAGCTTTCGTCGGGCAAACTGCTGATGGGCGTGACGTGATTATCATGGTACTCAATGCGTTGAATGATAGTTCTATAGAAGCGGCGTTTGAGGGTGGAGATGAAATGGCCCCAGAAGCAACGTTCACGGGTCACCGCGATCCATGTGACTTGGATAAAGCACCATTTGAAATTTGGATTGAGGGTGGCGGAAAAGAGTTTGTATGCGATTTACCACCAGAAGCCTCAGGGAAGGTAAAAACATTAGAAAAGAAATAGGAGGGGGTTCCCCTTCCTTTCATAGAAAAGGAGACGGATAACATGGCAATTCAATTAGGTACAGGTGAAATCAAAACAATGCGTAAATTAGGCTTTGCAGATACATTTTCATTCTCATGTATCTTGAAAAAGATGGGAATCAAAGAAGAAGTCACATCATTTTTTCAGCGTGGAATGCAAATTTCATTACAAGCGCAGGCGTTAATTGATAAATATGGTGCAGAGAAAATCCCTTCCAATGAAGAGAAAGAATTGATGGCGGAGCAAATCAATATCGGTACAGAGTTCTTTTACACAGTATTAGTAAATTTAGGAGAAGCTGAAACAGAGTTTTATAAGTGGCTCGGTGATCTGTACGGTGTGAAGAAAGAAGATGTAAAACAACATGCTGATTTACAAAATGTAATAGAAGATATCAAAGAGAATGAAGGTTTACCGGGTTTTTTGAATGGTCTCAAAGCTGCGATGACATTAATGAGATAGATGTTATTGATACATTGGCATCCAGATACAGTGATATGTCTTATGTATCCTCCTTATCCATCCACGAGGTGTTTTCCCTCTATTACAAGGCTAAGAATCAGCAAATGGAAGAAAGGCGTTTCCAAACTTGGCTGCATCATATTCCCGTTATGGCTTTTAGTGGAAAGATTATTCCGTATGAAGAAGCGTTCTCTGCAAATAACCAGAAACAAAATAGCCGCATGACAGAGGAGGAAAAGGACAACATTCTCAAACGAGCGGCGGAACTATCAAATCGATTCAAAGAAATGCGTGGTGAGTAACGCACATGGAAGTATTTAAAATGTTTGGTTCCGTGTTTTTGAAAGATGAAAAGGCACGGAAAGGATTACAAGATTTAGATGCACATGCCTCCAAAACATCTCAGGGTATGGGAAGTAAGTTTGGTAGTGTAGGCGGTGTATTTGGGAAGTTAGGCGGTTCCATTGGTGGAGTAATTGCACCAATGGCTGCGGTGGCAGGTGCTGCCCTGGGGATCGGAGCGGCAGTTGCGGGTGTCGTGAAAGTAGGGATGGATTATACCAAGCAAATGTCCAAAGTGGAAGCCCTCTCCAATTCGAATGCCTTACAGATGGCTGAATTAGGAGCTAATGCACGTAAATTAGGGGCAGAAACAAGATGGTCCGCGACGAATGTGGCACAGGCGTATGAATTCATGGCCCTAGCGGGCTGGGATAACAATCAAATGATTGCGGCGAGTAAGCCTTTGCTGGATTTAGCGACGGCTGGTGCATTAGACCTCGCAAAAGCCTCTGATATTGTAACGGATACAATGACACCGTTTAATATGAAAGCGAATGAAGCGGCTAGAGCCTCTGATATATTCGCGGTTGCACAATCAAGTGCCAATTTAAATGTGGAGCAATTAGGGGAGACGATGAAATATGCAGCCCCGCAAGCAGCAACTTTTGGCATGGATTTAGAACAGACATCCGCGATTGCCATGATTTTCGCCAATTCGGGGATTAAGGCGAGTATGGCTGGTACCGCACTTCGTGCAGGGCTATCTCGTTTAGCAGCCCCACCAAAAGCAGCGGCGAAAGCATTAGATCAGATGGGAGTAGCCATCAAACATACAGATGGTACGCTTCGACCAATGCGTGAGATTATCGCTGATATGGCACCGAAATTTAATGAGATGGCGAATGCACAACAAATCGCAGCGGCAAAGGCGATTTTTGGAGAAGAAGCCTATGCTGGTTGGGTACAAGTGTTAAAAGGTGGCGTGGAACAGTTTGATGATTTCACTGAAAAATTATATACATCTGAAGGTGCAGCGTCCGTTATGGCGAATGTGATGGCAAATAATTTGTCGGGTGCGGTAGATGGTGTGAAATCTAGAACGGAGAATCTGGGATTAGTGATTTTCTCCCATTTAGAGCCGGCGTTAGTGGGAGCTACCAATGGAACGAATGGATTGATTCAATCTTTCACGAACATGTTAGACCCCTCTGGTCGTGCGGTGGAAGCGGCTAAGTTGATGCAGCAGTCCGACCAACAATTGGCACAGTCAAAAGCACTGCTTGATATGAATCTCAAAAAGGGAAAAATCACGCAAGAAGAGTACAATGAAAAGCTGGAAAAATCGACCTTACATGCAGAAAACATGTTGAATGTAGATGGCATGATGGCTCAAAAGAAAGAAGAGCTCAGAATGAAGGTTGAAGAAGGTAATATGACGCAAGAGGAAGCAAATAAAATCCTCGATCAATCGGAAATCGAATACCAAAAACTGCAACAAGGTATCGAGCAAACACGTAAGCGTCAAGAAGCGATGAATCGAGTGTTTGAACCACTCCGTCATGCCATCGGCATCGTGCAGCAAGTCGGAGAAGCCATACAGCAGTTTTGGATTGCGGCAACGGGTGATAGAAACGCACTTGTTGAGGGATACGATATCTTAACTAAATTGGGATTTTCAGCCAATTCCATCCAATTTGTACAAGATGTTACCGCAGCCGTGCAATACGGAATCGAAACAATGAAGGCCCTTGTCTCTGGAGACTGGGGAACGGCTGGGAATTTCCTTACGAAACTTGGGTTTTCTCCTGAGCAAAAGGCTTCCGTCATGTTGTTTGTACAAGATATCCATGCGCAAATCAGTCGTTTTGTAGAAAATGTGAAAGCGCTCATTTCTACAGGTGCATCCGTTTTGATGGGACTCATCGGTGCGGCCTGGGAGTATATCAAAGGCTTACTTGCTACCATCGCGCCATATGTGATGCCGTTGTTAAGCGATATCATGAGCTTTGCAAATGGCGTTATTTCAAAGATTACAACCTTCTGGAAGCAAAATGGAGAACAAATCGTACAAGCTGTGAAAAACGCATTTTCCACGATTCAATCGATTATTGGATTTGTGATGCCCGCAGTGATGTGGATTATTCGAGATGTGTGGGAGAACATCAAAGGAGTCATCAATGGCGCTCTCGATATCATTATGGGGACAATCAAGGTTTTCTCCTCTCTCTTAACAGGTGATTGGAAAGGTGTTTGGGAAGGGATGAAGCAGATTCTTTCAGGTGCGTGGGAATTCATTTGGAACTTCATTCAACTATGGGGTGTAGGGAAAATTCTTGGTATCATCGGAAAAATTGGAAGTAAGATGAAAGGCCTTTTTAAGGAAGCTTGGGAAGGCGTCAAACAAGTCTTTTCAGATATGTTCAAAGGCATATTCAAAAGCTCAGAAGACACGTTGAAAGTCATCAAAGATACATTTGGAAAAGTGAAAGATGCCATTGCAAACCCATTTAAAGATGCTTGGAATGGTGTGAAGGAATGGATTGATAAGATTAAAAATGGTGTAAAGAATATGTTTAGCGGTGTGAAGATTCCGACACCAAAGATTACAACAAGCGGCTCGCTTAACCCAATGAATTGGATGTCAGAAGGATTACCGAGCTTCGATATTAAATGGGCGGCGAAAGGTGCACTCGTAAAACCAGGTATGCCAACTGTGATTGGTGTGGGTGATGCGACAGGCTACGATGAGGCAGTTTTACCACTTCGTGACAGTACACTCGGACGAATTGGGCAAGAGATTGCACAAACGATGCCGCAACGGGTATACCAACAGCAATCTGATAGACCGATTGAGTTAGCTGTTTATCTCGATAAACGGGAGATTGCAAGAGAAATATACGCAGATATCGGAGCACTTCAAAAACGAGAAGAAGAAAGATATCAAGCATTTAAAAAGTAGGTGATAGGTATGTTATGTAGTTTGAGCTTCTTTCAATTTAACGGAAAAAGAAATCATCATGTTGTTCCCTTGCAGGGTGTGAAGCGTCCTGCATGGGCTCCATTGGAGCGTACGTTTCTGGAAGTCCCTCATTACCCAGGCGGTAGACTGATACGCACCCAAACAAAAATGAGGAAAATCATTGTCCCCGTCGCCTTATTGTACGATTCACGCCAAGAAGCTGAGAAATTAAAAGAAGAAATAGCAGACTGGCTCATTACAGAACAGCCCCAAGAATTAATCTTCGACGATGAACGAGACCGCACATACCTGGCGGTAATCGATGAATCATTTGACCCCGATCAATTAGTCAACCTCGGTGAAGGAACCCTCACATTTATTTGCGCTATGCCTTATAAATTAGGAGCCCAGCAATCCATAGATTTTAATCTTGATGGGAGAGGGCTGATTGCGAACGTTACGAATAAAGGTACAGTAGAATCCCATCCAATCGTTGAAGTGGAAGTGGAGAAGCCATCTACATTCTTGGATGTCTGGAATGGTCAAGAATACTTCCGTATTGGATATCCATTGAAAGCGAATCAAGTCCCCGTCGAGCGAAATCAACGTGTGATGTGGGACGAGATGTCGACAACTGTAGGATGGACGAACGTTGCGAAAAGTGAAGATATGGTGGGAGGAGGAAAGCTTAAATCAGACGGATATAGATTCATCCCTGCGTATCTAGGAGAGCCTTCTATGAAAGGATGGCATGGTTGTATTGCGAAGAAAAATATACCACAGGGTCCTTTGCAAGATTTCATTATGCAAGCGTATGTTGGCGTCAGAAGTTGGCATTGGGACCAAATGGGACGTGTGGAAATTGGCCTTCTGGATGAAAATGGTGATTATGTCGCTCGTATTTCGATGAATGACGTACACTGGCAAGCCGAGCAGAATACAGGATTCGCTAAAATTGGAAACATGAAAAAACCGAATGAACAAGTGCTTATCAATGAGCCCGGTGATTATCCTACTACTTGGAATCAATTTAGAGGACGCTTGTGGTTAGCTCGAACAGGAAATAGGTGGGAAGCGTATATTTCTAAATTCTTACCAGGGACAGAGATGGATGATTCGGAGCGATTTGTCGTGTGGGTAGATGAAGAAAAAACGAATATGAGTAAAGTCGCTCAAGTTCAAATTAGTATCTGCCAATTTTCAAACAACATGTTTTGCCAAGATATGAGCATTGATGATTTGAAAATATGGAAGGTGAATATGAATACACAAGGTAACCTACCATATATCGCGGATAAAGGTGACAAAATCGTCATAGATACAGAGCGAAGGTCGGTTACCATCGAGGGGAAAAGTGCGAGTAACATAAAAGACTTTTTCAGTCGTTTTCCTATTATTCAGAGAGGGACAAATAAGCTGGAAATCATGCCCCCGAATATTGGAAAGGCGAAAGTGACATATAGGGAGCGATATAAATGAGAGTACCGAGTGGCGAACTACACGTTGTGGATTTCAAAACGGAACAAATCGTGTCCATCATTGGACCGGAAGATTACTGGGATGATGTTCGTCATTTTGAAATCAAACACAATATAGATACATTGGAGTTTACTGTATTTGATGGTACGGAACAGGCAGCGACGCTCATGCAACAAAATTTGGTGCTCAAAGAAGTCAGAGGAGGTCGCATGGTTCCCTATGTTATCACCGAAACGGAAAAGAATGCAGAAAACCGAACGATTACGGTGTATGCATCAGGGGAATGGATCCAATTAGCAAAAGCAAATATCATGAAGCCGCAACGAATTGAAAGTAAGACTGTGAATCAATTCATAGATATGGCTGTAGTTGGGACGAAGTGGAAACGTGGTAGAACAGAGTATGCAGGTTTTCATACGATGACCATTGATGCATTTATTGACCCTTTGAAATTCTTAACAGATATTGCTTCTCTTTTTGAATTAGAAATTCAATACCGTGTAGAAGTTGTGGGCTCTCATATTGTAGGCCGTTATGTGGATATGGTGAAGAAGCGAGGGAGAGACGCAGGGAAAGAGGTAGAGCTAGGAAAGGACTTGAGAGGCATCCGGCGAGTTGAAAATTCTCAGAACATCTGTACAGCCCTTGTGGGCTTTGTCAAAGGGGAAGGAGACGAACTCCTTACCATTGAGGGCATCAACAATGGTATTCCCTATATCGTAGACCATGATGCATTTCAGCGTTGGCATGAACAAGGGCAACATAAGTTTGGCTTTTATTCCCCAGAAACAGAAGATCAAGATATGTCACCCCAGCGTCTCTTAACATTGATGCAAATTGAAATAAGAAAACGAGCGAATGCATCGGTCTCCTATGAGGTAGAAGCCGAAGCAATTGGACGCGTGTTTGGTTTATCTCATGAGATGGTGGATGAAGGGGATACGATTCGAATCAAAGATACAGGGTTTACGCCTGAATTGTACTTGGAAGCGCGTGTCATTGCCGGAGACGAATCGCTTACTGACCCGACAAAAGATAAGTATGTATTCGGGGATTATCGAGAGATTACAGACCCGAACGCTGAACTCAGCAGGATGTACAATAAAATGCTCAATTTTTATAAAGATACCGTGAAAAAAGAGGACATCATTGATGCAATTAACAACAACCAAGAGGGCACTCCAATTGATGTGGATAAGGTTTGGCTTAAAAATGGCAAAGTCTCCATCGGAGAAGATGGTGTAAATGTGAGTGTTACAGATTTCTTATATGAAGATGAAAGAGGATTGAAAACGACAGTCATCGCCAAAAGAAATCTGATTATGGACCATGATTTTTCCAGTGTACCCAAACCAGTCATGGATGGGAACCCTAACTATAGTTATTTTGAATCAGGAAGGCTTTGGAGACCGCAAGGGAATGTAGTCATAGAGAATAACACATTGAATTTTAACTATGAACGTATGGTCAATGCGACACGTGTAGATCGGTATAACTATCCAGAAACGACAGTAAAAAACGGTATTTACCCCAATAATATATACACGTTATCCGCTCATTTTAGATGCGCAACGATTAATGGCACTCGAGTCACCGCTAAGCCGCAGTTACATGTTTGTTTTGTGACTTACCGTGATAACGTTCATTACGATATCTGGCATGAGGAAAACGTATCATTTGATACCCCTAGTACCTTTTATGGGGAAATCCAGCGTAGAGCTTTCACATTTACTGTACCGAAGAGCTACAACATTCACGAACATGCCATTGTGGTGAAAGTAGAGTCAGCAGATGGTGATATTGCAAAAGGGACGGCGGTTTGTGTATCAGGTATTCAGCTTGTCACGGGGAGATACCCTTCCATGTATGAATGGCAAGCGCAAAGTGCGGAAGTGTATGCCGGAACGATGCCGATTGATGGACTTGAATTTGGGAATGGACATGGCTTGATACAAGTAGCACGAGATCGAAAAACGTTTGATATTGGCGGCATGGTGGATGTGAAATTCAACAGTTACATCAGAGCGACACAAGGTATCAATCTGGGGGGGAATGGGAACGGACAGTGGGGGCATATGCGTCTTACGGATGGGAACCGTGGTATTGGGTTTTATGTGCATAACACGGATGGATGGCATTTTAATACATTAGGATAGAAAGGAATAAGGGATATGGATGGATATAAAGAGTTACAAGCGCAACGTTTACAGGATGGAGAACCAACTCCATTTTTAGGGAAATTGGTGGATGTAGAGAGGATGGAAGGCGGTGTTTTTGTTCCGGTTCCAGCAGATATGTTAAAAAATGCTGGTATACCAATAGGTGTAAGTGAAGTGGAAGTGTGGGGAGAAACTGTGGACGGAACGATTTGTTTTCGTATCGCAACAATTTGTGAAGTATGCGGGCGCGGTTCACGTCTGTATGAATTGGACATGGGATTCGCCAAAAAACATATTTGTAAAGAAGATTATTTCAAATTAGTAGGCAAATATCCAGAGGAAGAAACAAATGAGGAGACAACACCTTGAAAACAACATTCGTACTAGATATCCAGAAAGAAAAATACGAATATACAAGTTTAATCGTAACGGGGCGTATGGGAGATTTAGCAAGTAATACGGTAGATGTTCACATTACCAATGATGGTGAGCCCTATTCTCTTACAAACCTTACGGTCTGTTATGAATGTGTGAAGCCTGATGATACCGCCGTGCGAGATAAAGAGGGTGTGAATATCATAGATGCCGCAAAGGGGCACTTCACATATACGTTCCCAGCTGAGGTATTTAGTGTACCTGGACAGATGAAACGCTCCTTCTTTTCCATTGAAAAAGACAAAACTTTTCGAGCAACAACGCAAGACTTTTTAGTTATTGCCTTACAGGATGCGTTAACAGGGCATATCGAATCTGAAACGTATATTTCAGAGTTTGAAAAGCTCAAGAAACAGATAGATGCATTGCAGCAAGCCGTTGATCAGGCGGATATCGTAAAGCGATCAGGTGGGATGATGACAGGCTATTTAACAATGAGACCAACACTGGGTTCCAATATCGGAATTGGATTTAATAGTGAGGATAAGGTATTAGATACCGGCCTTGTAGGAGTATCGGATGGTCAAATCTATTTAAAAGACTGGAAAAATAATAAAGTATTGTTTGAAAAATCATCTACTGGGGCCTTCCATGTTTTTGCCGATAATCTGTTAAAGAAAACTGGCGATACCATACCGGGATTACTTGAATGTAAGAGCGATAATGCCATTGTATTAGGAAGTCGTTCGTATAAGACGATTTTTCATAAAGGGGCACAAGGAGAGCTGATATTTGCTCCGTCCACAGAAGAACAAGGGGATACGTGGGATTGGTCGAAGCGAGTTGAAATCAAAACAGATGGAACAATCAAACAGGCGACGGATATAAATTGGACAAACCTGCTAACAACAGGAGTAGAAAGTGTACCGGACAGGCCGATGAGATACAAAAGGAGTGGTGCTCTTATTTCTGTTATTGGTTCAGTTCGAAATCCTCAAAACGAGGCAGTATTCGCTACACTACCAGTTGGATTTAGACCCATGCAGCACATTGCTTTTCCAGCGCTGGCATATGGATATACACCCGCAGCTTGTGAAGTGACAATAAAACCTGATGGCGGGATTTTCGTAAATGGTGTTCCAAGCGGAAGTACTGTTCATATTGTAGCGAATTTTCTAGTGTAACGATTTGAAATGAGGTGGAAATAATGGAAGAACAAATCTTCAATTCTATGATTCAGCAAGGAGCATTTGCGGCGTTATTCGTGTGGATGCTGTTTACGACGCAAAAGAAGAATGAAGAGCGGGAAATACAGTATCAAAAGGTAATAGAGAAGAATCAGGAAGTCATTACGAAGCAAGTGGACGCATTTGGGGATTTATCGAAGGATGTATCAGATATTAAACAGAAAATTTTAGGAAATGGAGAGATGAAGTAA